GCATCTCTTTTAAGGGCTATTTCACCCGATTGCCCAAAATAAACACCCATGATTTAGATAGATACTTCTGTAGGTGCTCCATTTGATTCCCAACTAATATCAGCACTTAAAACTTCACCAACGGCACTGTTCATTGATATTCCAGTAATTAAAGTTGAGAAAGTAATAAAACGACCATTCGCAGAACCATCAGCAATTTTTAGTTTTAAAGTTGCAGCAGTAGAGTTCATATCTGTACTGCCAGCAGCTTTAATACACTTATTAATTAATGTTGTGACATCTCCGCCAGAACCAGCAGAAGCTTGATAGTAAAACAGTCTTGCACTACCGCTATAACTTCTAATTCCTTGAACAATGGTTCGGTCTGTGTCTTCTAGACTTGTTGTTTCAAGAACAGCTTGTGAACTAGAAAAAGACCAAGATTGAACCTTGGCAGCTTTTACATTGTCAATCAGAAGTTGACCATCTTTTCCGCTATAAAAAGCCACGACCTAAAAAAATCAATACGTTGCTTTTATTATATGGGTGCATCTAGGCAAGCAACAAAACTACAGCTTACATTGCTCAAACCTTTAAAGGTACTTGTAACAGAAGGAGGCCCAGAATAACGCCATTTTAAACCTAATCTAGTTTCTCCTGTGCCAGAGTCTCCAGCAATTTCTTTTGTTAAAAAGTATCCTGAACTTGGATCAACAATTCCTGCTGTTCCATTGGCAGAACCGAACGCTACATAATCCCAATCAGAATTAACATCATCATAATGAGCAAGAATTAGACCTGCTTCACTGTCTGTGATATTTGAAAAGCCAAGAGTCAAAGTTGCGTTAACTCTTCTGTTTCCATAACGAATATGTGTCTTTGTTCCGTCTAAAGCTTCAAAATCTGTACTTGGATACCTCCCCGGAGTGAAATTTCTGGAGGTTGGTTTAATACTTGGAAAAGCTCTTGCAGTTGCCATTAATTAATTCTCCAAAACGCTAAATTGAACATCCCAATTCTGCAACACAGAAAGAGTTCCGTCTGTTTCAGTAGGAGCATAGCTCCCAGACACTTCAACCAACCCATCTTCTGCATAAGAAATAGATTCACATTTATAAACTTTATTTTCTGTAGTCGTGTTTTTAACAGTAAATAAACAACCAGAAGGAGCATCAGATAATTTTGAAGGGAGTATTTCACCCTCTTTTCCCGGTACCCAGTAAAGAACATCCTCATTTCCTGTCATGTCATCCTTACTAACAATTGTTCCATTATCTAATTTTGCACCATTTCTAAATCTACTTGTATGAGTAACTTCTGAAACTAAACGGAAATAATCACCGGGGGCAAGGAATTGAATATATTGAGGAGCTGTTTTAAAACTAAGTCCATGATCTGATAAACGTCTTAAATTAATAGCGTATTTAGCAAAAGTAATTGCTTGCTTTGAACTCGTACAAAAACCAGACATATCAAAGGTCTCGATAGGATCTGCAACTGTTCCAAAAGTAGATTGAACTAAAATAGATTTTGTTTCAGGAAATCCGTTTTCTGTTTCTTTTCTAAACAAAACCGCAGCTCTAAATAATTGTCTTTCTTCTGGGCTTAAAAAACTAACTTGTAAATCATTAATATTTCCATCAGTAAACAAGCATTTTATTTCTGGTTTTTGAGTTTTATCAATTTCATTGTTACTGTTAAAAGGAACAGAAGGTTTAAGACTAAATTTGCCTCCAATAATTGTAAAATCTAATAAACAATATCCAGCATGTTCAAATATAAAATCTCTTAAGTTTAACTTTGATGAAATAACACCATCCCAGAAAAAATCATTAGCTTTGCAGAATTTAGCAGCATCATCCATTGATGAAGCATCAACAGAAACAGTTCCAACCAATTTACCTGATCCAATTTTCGTACTTGTTAATAATGCATAAGCAATTTCAGGAAACAAATTAGAAGATCCTGTTGCCCCAGATGGCTTATCTATTTCTATTCCTTTTTTAAAGTAAGCAGAAAACTGACTAAAGTTTGTCCATTCTTTTGAACTATTTATAACTAATCCTGCATAAGCTAAATCTTTGTATTTTGCTTCTCCGTTTGCTTCAGCTCTAATGATTTCATTTACATAACATATCTGATGTTCAGGTTCACTTTTATTGCTATTAACATCGCCTTCGTAAATACTCCAATCCTTTATAACATCAAAACGATTTAAATCTTTACCGGGAACCTCAACTTCATCTTGTCCAACTTGAATTTGAATTTCAAGAGGTTCAGGTAATATTTGAGTACCTGAATTGCCATTAATATACTTAGGAATATATAATCCATCGGTATAAGAGCTTGTATATCCTTCTCCTCTAAATAATGGATTACTTGATAGGCTCCATTCAATGTGATATTTATTTCCCCAATTATTATTAACATCTTTATCTCTATAAACTTTCACATAAACTTTTAAAGTTCCTTGAACACCCCAACCTGGATAATGATTTTCACCTATATTTTGCCCATGATAAACAACAACTTCTCCCTCGAAATAAGGAGTAGGAATTATAAATTCTTTGTTTAATTGCTCAGTATAAAAAACCCAATATTTATTTTCAGGATGATTACCTGCCCATGAAGGATTTCCATTAGCATCTGCCTGTCTAGGTCTATACTTTCTGCCGTTATGTATGACATATGCTTGTTTCCAATTACCTACTCCTCTACCGGGGTCGCCTCCTTGAGTTTGTTTTGCATCTATTCCCCAAGGATAGAACTGCCATCTATGATCATTTTCTCCAATATAAATTGTTGTACTTCTATCCCAATAAACGACGGAATACTGTGGATAAGGTAGTAAACCTTGTGACACCCATCTTTCAACTTGTGCTGATCCGTCAAAATTATTATCAGATTTCCAATAAGTACGACCATTAGGAAGTGAAACACTTGTCACTTTTCCATTTGTTATCCTTGACGAAGATTCAATATTCCACTCTTTATTGCTTATATAAACATCATTTTCGTCAATAGCACGATCTTCTTGTCCTCTAAACAATACATTAAATCCGTTATTAGAATAAATATGAGAAAAATGTTCTAATGATTGACTTTCGTCGTCAGTAGTAGGAACTAATAAATTTACTCTTTTGCCGAAATTACCTCCTCTTGTAAAAAAATTTCCAGGGTAAGGTTTAAATCTATATTCAAATTGACCCATTGGTTGTTGAATTGTTATTGCGTTGTACTGATATTCAGGACTGTTACCTCTAATTGCAAATAAACCTGTGTGATTTGGTAATCCATTCTTCATATCACTCCAATTTGTTTCACCAAGCCTTCTTACTTGCAACATAAAGAAAGACATACGAGGCAAGAATCTATCAACTTGACCTAATTGAATTTGTGTTCTGTCGTCATAAGCACGATCTAAAGCTTTTTGGCCCGGTTGACTATTTACATTTGCAAAACGCATTTGTTTATGTACTTTTGACTTGATTCCTATTTCTGTTACATCACAATCTTTATTATTAGAAACAGTTGCTAAAGCTACTCTTTGGCACGTATAAATGTCATGTCCATGATATAAATCTCCTTGCCCTCTAGTAAAATTTAAGACACCACTTAACTCCTGACGATAAAAAATAGCAGTAGTATCACTAAGACTGTAATTTCTAGTTTTAACTAAATCATTTGAGGGTGGATGAAGCCATTTTGGATTATGACAATGAGTAGCTAAACCTCCTGCATTAGGGGTAACAGGGATATCTATCTCCCCAGGTTCTATTATTTTAAAATAATATTCTTTTGTTTTTTTTATTGTATAAGGAACAGGATCAGAAATCGAAGTACATTGCATAATTGCAGTTCCACAAATATATTGTTCTCCTTTTGCAAATAATTGATCTGCATTTTCTCGAATTGATATTGTCATACTGTCTACATCATCAACCCCATGAGGTTTATAACCCCAAGCGTCAAAGTTAGTACCACCTTCTTCTTGATAACCTATCGTGTCAGGATTGTTAGGATCATCTGGTCTTGTATCATAAACTCTTTGTAAAGCGTTATTTACTCCACTTGTTTCTCCGACTATTTGATAAACAACGACATCATTTACCTGTGCATCAATAGGAGCTGTAGTTGTTCTTGGTCGAGCCACTCCATTCCTAAATACATTGCAAATTCCTGCTCTTGTAGGCCAATGTGCAAATTCAACTTTTTTCCTCTTTCTCATTAAATCCCATCCAGCTTGTTTGCTTGTACCTCTAACTGCTACACATAATTCGTAAGGCAACTTTGCAACTTGACAATTAGGAACAGGAGCAAAAACACCAAAAGAAACTTGTGTTGCTGGATTTCTTGCACCACTAAAAGCTTTATTTGTAGTATTTGAACCAGACGTACCTCCATCTGTATCAGGGACATTAACAATAAATGGATCAGTTATAGATTGAGGTGCGACCAAATCAGACTCTAAATATCTTTCATTTTTAGAAAATCTCCCACCATTATCTTTAAAATACAGACCGACTTTATGAGAGTTATATGTGCTTAAAAGTGTGTCGCCTATTCCGAAACCTTTGTAATCTGGCTTAAGACCTAACTTGCCTAAAGAAAATAAACCTAAAACTTTTAATTGTTGATATTTACCCAT